AGAAAATATATATTTCTAATAAATGCAAAGAAACAACAAAGATAAAATATTTATACCTAGTAGAACATCACCTACTGGGGGTAATCGTGCTTGTTTATGTTGGGATACCAACAAGTATTCTATCTCTTGCTGTGATGGCTCTATTCAAGCACAAGGCATAGGAGTAATAACAAGAACAGACTGAAAATGCAAAAAGTAAATTAATAATCGTTATATAAATAGTATGGAAAAAACAAAAATGTTAAATCAAATTAGAACACTTTTAAACATCGAGGTTAAACTTGAAGAAATGAAGTTGGAAAACGGTACTGTAGTAAGTGCTGAAACATTTGAAAAAGGGAGTGAAATTTTTATTGTCACAGATGATGAGAAAGTAGCAATGCCAGTTGGGGAGTATATCCTTGAAGATGGTAGATTAGTTATTGTTGAAGCAGAAGGTATGATTGCAGATGTTCGTGAAGTATCTGATGAAGTACCAGCCAAAGAAGAAGAAACAACAGAAGATCTTGAAGATGAAACTGTAGAAACAGAAGTACCAGCAGAAGTTGCTACTGAAATTGAAGCAATCATTGAAGCAGTAGTTGAAGTTATTGCACCAGTTATTGAAGAAGTAAAATCTGAAATGGAAGAACTTAAAAAAGAGTTTGGAAAAATGAAGAAATACGAAGATGATAGCAAAAAAGAAAAGAAAAAAGAAGAAATGTCTGCTGCTAGAAAACCAATAAGACACAATCCAGAAGCAAAAGCACCACAAAAAACACAAGTGCAATTTGGTAAAGGACAATTCACAACAACACTAGATAGAGTATTAAATAAAATAAACAAATAAAATGAAAAAAAGAAACGTAAATTTAGCAACAACCACTAACATCACCACTACATATGCTGGTGAATTTGCTGGTGAATATATTGCAGCAGCGTTATTATCAGCATCAACTATTGATGATGGTGGTATCACAATAAAGGCGAACATCGCTTTTAAGGAAGTAATCAAGAAGCTTGCAACTGATGCCTTAGTAACATCATCAACTTGTGATTTTACTCCAACGTCTACAGTGACACTAACTGAAAGAATAATTCAGCCTTTAGAGTTACAAATTAACCTCCAATTTTGCAAGTCCACATTTATTAACGACTGGGAAAGCCAGTCAATGGGTTATGGTCTTGGACAAACATTACCTCCAAAGTTTTCTGACTTTATGATTGCTCACGTAGCAGCGGAAGTTTCACAGAACACGGAGCAAAATATTTGGAGAGGAGATACGGCAGCAGCAACAGTAAATTCTTTTGATGGTTTTGAAAAGCTAATTGCAGCATCAGCAGCAGCGGGAGATATTCCAGCAGCACAACAAGTAGCAGCAGTAGCTGGTGGGTTGTTATCTACAAACATCATTGATGAACTTTCTAAAGTAGTTGATGCAATACCAGCAGCACTATACGGTAAAGAAGATTTATTCTTATATGTAGGATCACAAGCAGCTAAACTATATGTGCAAGCATTAGGAGGTTTTGGAGCAAATGGTTTAGGAGCAAATGGTGTATCTAATATGGGTACGCAATGGTGGAACAACGGAAGCCTAACGGTGAATGGAGTTAAAATCTTTGTATGTCCAGGAATGTCAGCTAACAAAATGTATGCTGCGCAACGCTCTAATTTGTACTTTGGTACTGGGTTACTAAATTCAACAAACGAAGTTAAGGTTTTGGATATGCAGAATCTTGATGCTAGTAACAACGTAAGATTTGTAATGCGTTTCACCTCGGCAGTCCAATTCGGTATTGCATCTGATTTAGTAGAATACGCATAGTAATTAATTAATCAATAAACTAGGGTAGGTGGTTTTATCTGCTTACCCTTTTTTTATATAAAACAAAAAAAACAATGGCTTGTACATTAACAACGGGTAGACAGCTACCTTGTAAGAGTGCCTTTGGTGGCATAAAAAGAGTTTACTTTGCAGATTTCGGCGGTATAGGAAGTGTAACAGTAGATGCAACAACAAAAGAGGCAACTATAGTAGATGCAGCAGCACCATCTGTATGGTTTGACTATCCAGTAAAAGGTAATTCTAGTTTAGAAACTACCGTAACAAGTAGCAGAGAAAACGGAACTACATTTTATACTCAAACTTTAAACCTTACATTAACATTTTTAGATGCTAAAACTCAATCAGAGTTACAAACTTTAGCAATATCTAGACCAAATATTGTAGTAGAAGATTACTATGGTAATAGCTTTCTATGTGGTTTAGAAAATGGGATGGAATGCACGGGAGGTACTGTGGTTACTGGGGCAGCAGCAGGAGATTTAAGTGGGTTTACACTAACATTCGAGGGAATGGAAGAAGTAGCACCTTTCTTTTTAGCAACAGCGGTTACACCAAATGCAACAAAGATTGATCCAACACCAGTTGGAGTACCAGCATTACCTGGTCAAGACTAATTAATATTTAGTTAAAATTTAAAGCATCCTTAATCGGGTGCTTTTTTTTTGTTTTTACAAATTACCTTTATTTATACGTTATATAATTGATGATAATATTAACCACATCTGCAACAGCACAAAATCTTTTAGTTATACCAAGAACCTACACTAGTACGTTTACTATGGAGTTAAGAGATGATAGCACAAATGTTAGTGTTGACTATGCAATAACCACCGCTACACTTGCTGGTAATTATGTAAGTTTTAACAATGTATTTTCTCCTAAATTAGTTGAGAACCATTTTTATGACTTAACTTTATTCAAAGATGCTGCTAAAACCATTGCAATATATAGGGATAGAGTATTTTGTACTGATCAAGATATTGACCAAACAACAAATGACCATTACAAACTAAATGAGGGGCAGTATACCACATATAATGGCAGCAATAATGATTACATTGTAATATGAGAAAAAGAAACGAAAAAGGACAATTTGCAAAGGCATCTAAATCTTCTGAATTTGGCTTTGTTAATTTAAGTACATATACATCACCAGAGGTTAAAGAAGTTAATGGTGAAGACTGGATTGAATATGGTGCAGATAATAACTATTTTCAATTTCTTATAGACCGTTATAATGGTTCACCTACAAACAATGCAGCTATTAATGGAATTAGCCAAGCAATCTACGGAAAGGGTTTAAATGCTACTGATAGCAACAGAAAGCCTAATGAGTATGCACAGATGGTTTCTTTGTTTAGAAAAGATGTTGTAAGAAGATGCTGCTATGACCTTAAACTAATGGGACAAGCTGCTATTCAAGTTATATACTCAAAGGATAGAAGCAAGATTGTTCAACTAGAGCATATGCCTATTGAGACTTTAAGAGCAGAAAAATGTAATGAAGATGGTATTGTACCAGCATACTACTATTATAATGATTGGGCAAACATAAAAAAAACAGATGATCCTTTAAGAATACCAGCTTTTGGTATGTCTAAAGAAAGCATAGAAATATATTACATCAAACCTTATAAGAGTGGTTTCTATTATTACTCACCAGTAGACTATCAAGGTGGTTTACAATATGCAGAACTTGAAGAAGAAGTATCTAACTATCATCTCAATAATATTATGAACGGTTTAAGTCCATCGATGTTGATTAATTTTAACAACGGTACTCCAAACCAACAAGAAAGACAATTAATAGAAACAAAAATAGCACAGAAGTTTTCTGGGACAAGCAATGCTGGTAAATTCATTTTAGCATTTAACGACAATAAAGACAGTCAAGCAGAAATAACACCAGTACAATTAAGTGATGCACATAACCAATACCAATTTCTATCAGAGGAAAGCACACAGAAAATAATGGTTGCACATCGTATTGTATCACCTATGTTATTAGGTATAAAAGATGGTAGTGGTTTAGGTAACAACGCAGATGAAATTAAAACTGCTAGTTTATTAATGGACAACACTGTAATAAGACCGTTTCAAGAACTTTTAATTGATAGCTTTGACCAAATACTAGCTTACAACGATATAGCCTTAAACCTATACTTTACGACCTTACAGCCACTAGAATTTACAGAGGTAGATAAAGACTTACAAGACAAAGAAACTATTGAAGAAGAAACTGGTGTAGAAATGTCTGTTAACCTTGCTAAATATCCTTGGGATAAATGTATTGCTGAACAAACAGAAAGGTACGGAGCAGAAGCAGCACCTAAAATATGTGGCTATATAAAAGAAAATATGTCATCTATTCAATTAAAAGAGATTGACGGCAAACAAGCATACGGAACAAAAGAAGAAGCACAAGCAATAGCAGAAATGATAGGGTGCGAGGGTTACCACGAACACGATGAAGACGGTAAAACTTGGTATATGCCTTGTGAAACTCACCAAGAACTAAAAGCACCTTGTTGGGATGGTTACGAGCAGATAGGTACAAAGATGAAAGACGGTAAAGAAGTACCAAATTGTGTACCATTAAAACAAGAACTAACTGATGAAATGGCTAGTGCTATTTTAGAAAACTTAAAGTTTGAAACTATAGCAGATGAATACGAATTAGTGGAAACTAGAGAGTATTCTGAAGATAATAAAAGCACAGAAGAATGGGCAAAGTCACTTATAAAAAGAAAACTATCTAAAATAAGAAAGTTTGCAGATTTCATAACATCAAAGCCTAATGAGGAAAGTAAGTT